CGCTGATGGATTCCTTGATGGTGAATCGTGTGCTGCTAAGGGATTTGTAAAGCATAATCTGGTTGATGGAACTGCTACTAATAATACTCTTGGTGCATATCTCGTTGAGGCTGATATTAAGTCTGCTGATACTTCCGCGCTGTTCTACAGTCCACCCACGTTCCACGTTGTAGGTGGTGGACAGGTTTCTGTTTCGTATACTACTTCTGATAGTGATAATCTTGCAGGTAACATCTATATGGTATGTGCTGCCTCTGGTTTCCAGGTTGTAGGTCGTGCTGAAGAGACACTTGCACCTGTTACTGCAACTGTTAATGATGCTACTGAATTTGTCAGTCAGAACGTTATGGCTAGGGTGTATATTTAAACTATTTTTGAGGTGACTATAAAATGACTTTTCCCGTTGAATATTACAGACAGATAAAGGATGCCATTGTCTTTACCGCGCGTAAACAGGCAGTTGCACGTAAGATTATTAATACTCGTAACATCTCTGGTGGTATTGGCGTTCAACAGTGGACGTATGACACGGCAAATGAAGTTTCGGATGCTCTGCTGACGTATCAGTTTACGGACACCGCTGAGGATTGGATTGAACTTGCTCGCACCGATGTGCCTATTCCGCTTCTGCATAAGGAGTTCCGTATCTCGCGTAGGGATCTCGCTGCTGCTGCTCGCGGTGGATTTGGTATTTCGACCGCTACTGTTTCGAGTGCTGCTTACAAGGTTATGAATCTTGAGAACCAGTTAATTCTTAATGGTTTCGCTGCCGATGGCACTAACTATGACATCAAAGGTCTTTATCAGAGTGCAGGTAACTCTACCGCTGGTTCAGACTTTGGAACTGCCGGAAATCCGTTAGCGTCTGTTGCTGCTGCTATTGATAAGATGCAGGCTGATAACATTACCGGCCCGTATAATCTTGTGCTTAACCCCACACAGTATATGGAACTTGCAATTTCGATTCTTGGTTCTGGTGCAGGTGAGCGTGAAATGGCAATGGTCAAGGAGATTCTTGAGGGTGGAAATATTCACTCTACGTCCTTCCAGGCTGCTGGAACGGGTATGCTTCTTGCTGATGCTTCTGCCGGTTTCTTTGAAATGATTGTTGCACAGGACATGACCACCGAAACTGAAGTGCTCCAGAAGTCTAAGGATCTGTGGGGTAGAGTTTACGAGTGTGTGATTCCTGTTGTCTATGATGCAAATGCGATTTGTAAATTAACTGCTATCTAAGGTTGGTGATTTACAATGTCTTGGAGTAATATTGCAGAACTGCGTGGATTGGTGGAGACTGAGATTTCAGATTCCACTCTTCAAGACATTCTTGATATTGCACAGAGATACATTGAATCACGCATTGGCGTTCAATCAAACCCTTCATATGAAATCCAATCGGCTCATCTCTTTAAATCAGCCGCACTCACTCTAAAGCGAATGAAAACAAACGGTGAATTGCCGTATATGTCAAAGTTGGGGTCAGCCCAACAGTATAATGAGATTGACGATATAATCAAAATGTATGAAGCAGAAACGTCAGCATTAATTCGCAAATCAATATTCAGTGTTCAGAAAGCCTCAACTGGATTACCATATGTCCGTTCAAGATGTAAATTCGTTGAGGATGAAGAAAATGGATAGCACAGAATCATGCGAGTTACAGCATTGTCGTTTACGGACTGATATTTTATGTGAAGTTCAGCGTAGGGAAGAGAAGCAGGATGAACGATTCTACGCCCTTATTGATGAATTGAGATTGGATTGGAAGGAGACAAAGAAAGAAGTAATATCAATTAAAGATACGATAATACAGGGTTTTATAGCGTTGATTGTTGCTGTTATTGGTGTTTATGTTTCTTACCTCTTGTTAAATGTTAATGGATTTTTTTAAGGTGGTTTTATGCAACAGAGTGGGTTTAAAATGAATAATATATTAAAGAAATTAGGCGCTTATTGCACCTTTCTTATTCAGGATTCTACAACTCCCTCTGACACTTTTTATCAAGAATCAACCACCACATATAAAGAAGTAAAATATTGGGCTGTTGTTCTCCCTGCCCG